ACTAGGCGCAGCTGTTGCAGGTATTCATATGGATGCTGATACGGCAATGACAACTATTAGGGGCAATATTATACGCGGAGATTATTCTACTGCTAATATTGTAGGTGATACGACATTATCAACAAATGTATTGATTCAAGGGAATATTCTCGAGAATGGCATTGGTGGTAATTTGAATGCACAACCTGGAATAGAGTTGCTTACAGCAACTACTGGAACTATAGCCAATAATTATATTGTATGTGACCTTTCTACTAAGGCTGCATCTGTAGTTGCTGATACATGTTTGTTATTTGAGAATTATTACAATGAGGATATTAGTGGAGCTGCTACTGGTGGTATTATAGGTGCTGCATCTGCTGATGATTAATAAGTAAGAAGTTTTTAATTCTAATGATTGGGCTGGGGCAGGGGTAACCTTGTCCCACCATCATTCATTACTATTTAGAGGAGAAGCTGGATGGTTATAAAGAAAACAAAGAAGAAACAGGCAGTAAAGAAAGAAGTTGAGGAAAAGATAGTTAAGGACAGTACAGAGAAACCGGGTATATTGGTGGACGAGTCTGAACTGGCAGAGCTTAAGAAGTATAAGGCTATTGTAGAAGAAGCCAATGCAAGGGTAGCACCGGCCGGTAAAGTCGTAGATGATGGCTATAAATATTTTGCTGACTTTGATAAGGGAAGTTCTGTACCTGCATGGGCATTACCAAGGCAAACCGAAACATTAGAGAGCGAAGTAAATAGAATTAGTAGTATGTTAAAAAAGAAAGAGGTTCCGATAGAAGAGATTCCTTATGCTGAAGCTGATCATAAACGAAGATCGGAACGGTTAGAACAGATTAAGAATTCTAAGCCGAAACTAACCGGTTTACAAAGAGATGAATTAAAAAAGAAGAGAGACAAGCTTGCTGATGAAATAACAAGAAGTAAGTTTACAAAGTTGGAAATGGAAAAGGGACTGGCTGATCCTCATGACGAAGCATTTAGAATGTCTGAGCCATGTATTAATATGGACACAGAAGAAGCTAGGCGTATGGGTATTTCGGTTTCTGCAAATGGCAAGGTAAGTCGCAGCGTTGCGGAGAATGCATGGAAAATGATGTCTACATTACTTGAAGACACCCCTGCTAATCCCAATTCAGAAATGTTAAGAAATGACACTGGCAAGTCTAAGCGCAATATGATCACTGTTCCGGAAGGTTTTGATTATAATAAATTAGAAAAGAAAAAAGAGTTGGTTGGATAAAAGAAGAGAGGCAAAATGGACGGACAAGAGATGAAATATCGAGTGCAATTACTCCTCGATGAAGAAACTGGTGGCGACTTTCTGGATGAAAAAACAGTATATGATTTTCTGAACGAAGGTGCGCTGGAAGTTGCAAGGTTGACTAGTGCGCTAACAACCACACAGTCAATTACTACGGTAGCAGACCAGACTGGCTATACACTTAATGCTAATTACCTAAAAATGTATTTAAAAGATAGAAGTGGATACTTCTTTGTTAAATATAATGATGGTACGAATAATACATTTATCAAGTGGGTTCCGTACGAAGATATCATTATTAGTGACGATACTACTTCTGTTCTTATACCTACTAGGTTTAGTATTACTGACGACCCGACACTAGATAGTCAGGAGGCTGGTACGGCAACAGGTTCTGGTTCATTGGGTGCTAGTAGCGGCGAAGCCACATTAACGGATAGTGCAGCCGATTTTAGTGATGTAAGCGCAGGTGATATCGTACACAATACCACAGATAGTTCTAGTGGTGTCGTTGTTTCTAAGACTTCATCTACCGTACTTGTAACTGCACTCTTTCCCAACGATCCTAGTGCAAGTGTTGATAAGGATTGGGATAGTTCTGATGCTTACGTGATACAACCACAGGGAAGGTTTAGACTAGTTCTAGACCCTCCCCCAAGTACGGCAGGTCATACGATAACGTTTTATTATGCAAGTAAGCCGGCCCCTGTGTGGTCAGCGTTTAGAACATTTAGGTATCCACCGCATTTAAGTTTAGCAACAATTAAATATGCGGTATGGTTATTGAAGTACAGGGATAGGGAACCTAGTTTTGGTGATAAATTATATTTGTCTGCCGATAATATATTGCGTAGAGGCAAGGTTGATATGGACAGGGCACTTAATCGAAATAGAATACGGGTTAATATGAAGGTTAGGAACTAATTCTCTTATGGCTATACCAAGAAGAAAAAGAGGAAGTATAGATAAAGAGTTGGAACCATTTCAGTTTGGACTGGATGGTAAACTGGTTACATCTGTTGATCCTACTCGTATCCTTACAGTATCTGATAGCGGTGAAACGAGGCAAGATAATTTTAAAAGCCTAAAGAATATTCGTTATACCGATAACGGTATACGCGGTGTTAGGGGGATGACCAAGATTAATTCTACGGCATTATCTAGTCATCCTAAAGTTAGAAATATACATCACTTTTCAAAGTCACAACCTGCTGAAAGTCATGTGCTTGTACATGCTTTCAATAGTGGACTTACACAATCTAAAGTGTTCAAGAATGATACTGCTATACCGAATACTGGTGATTTTAGCGGTACAGCATTACATACCGATGCTTCGGGGTCGGGTAAGGGTAGATTTGAAAATGCACAGTTGGGTAGGATGTTATATTGTAATGGTGTAGAGACTATGATATGGGGCGGTGATGAATCTAGGTTGTCAAAGTTTGTTATTTTTGATCCCAATGGTACATTTCTTTATGATTATACGGAAAAAGTACAGAACACACTTACTGACGCTGATAATGTAGCTACGCTGAAACGCGTATCTGGTGTGGGTAGTGAAACTAAATTGTTATTACATTGTGATGGGAGCGATGCTTCGACTACGATAACGGATAATTCTCCGGTATCACCACATACAGTAACAGCCGTTGGTAATGCTCAGATAGATACTGCGATTAAAAAGTTTGGAACTGGAGGGCTCTTGCTGGACGGAACTGGGGACTGGGCTACGATCCCTGATGATTCTGATTTTGTATTAAGTGGGGGAGTTTGGACATTTGAATGCTGGGCTAAAGTTAGCCTTGCTGCTGATAGTGGATTATATGCACAAGCCAAAAGTAGTGCTACACAGGATTATATGTGGATATATATAGATACAGATGGTGCTGTTAATCTCGTTATCAATGAAGCTACTGATGCAGCAACAGGTACGGTAACTTTAGATACAGGTGCATCTGGTTCGGTTGATGGCATTACAGTAAATAGTGTTCAGGTGATGTCGGGAGCGGAATCATTTGATACAGATTTAAACACCACAGCAACTGCAGTGGCTGCTAATATAACATCACATACGAGTAGTCCTAATTATACCGCTGCAGCTGTTGGTGCTACAATCACTATAACGTCTGTTATAAAGGGTGCTGATGTTAATGGATTTGCTGTAGCAAGTTCATGTACTACTATTACAAGTACAGATGTTAATATGGCTAGTGGTGCCTCGAGTAATGAGGTTTTATTATCGACTCCCGATAGTGTAATTACTGCTAGTACATTTGCTCATATACGTGTAGTTGAAAATTCTAATAACTTTTATATATTTGTCAATGGTATACAAAAAGCCTTTACTAATAATACCAACAGAACAGAAGGTGCTATAGCATATAATTCTACAATATTTATAGGGGCTGTACATGACGGAACCACAACCTCGAAACCGCTTAATGGGACATTGGATGAAATCAGGTTAACAAATAGTGCATTATCAGTAACAAACTTTGATGTGCCGGCAGCTGCTTATACGGCTGCAACAACAAATGTTAATATGAGGGTTGGTAATATATTACCAATAGAGGGGGTAAGGTTTACGATATCTAATGCCAATACTTCAGCCGGAACATTAAGTGTGTATTACTTTAGTTCGACAGGAGAGTGGACGGCCGTGACTAATTTAACTGATAATACTGCTTCTGCCGGTGTGCCACTGGCGCAAACAGGTACTGTAACATTTGATTCTACTGCGGGTGTGGCTATACAACATGTTATAGATGGTATACTGGGTTATTGGTATAAAATAGAAATTACAAATGCTGATACTGCAACGGCTATATCTAGTGTTACAGTAAAAGAACCGTTTCAAGATATACAGGATTTTTGGGACGGTGATTTTAGGACAGTTGCTTCAGTACAGTTATTTGAAGATGATATAGAAAAAGATAATACCGTTAATGTTTTTAAGGATGACTATCTATTTGATGAAGTTACTGACGGTGATATGTCAAGTTATATGATCATGTCTTCACTCACTGCTACTGCTGAATATTTGATGATAGGGTTCTTAGAAAGACAACAGGGTATGAGAATCAAAATGATACCCGATCGCGCAAATCAATCTACTTCTGCTACAGGTAAGGTGGCTTTTGGTGATGATGTTACTGTAAATGATACAATAACAGGTATTACCGTGAATAGTGTCGAAATAATGTCTGGAACAGTAACTGCTGGATCAGGAAGCAGTACGCTTCTTGCCACAGATGTGGCAGCAAGTATTAATAATAAGACATCGATTCCTAATTATACAGCCAAAGAAGAAGATGCATCGGTTATTATTACATCTGTTACAACAGGGACCAGTGTTAATGGGTTTACTGTTACAAGCTCCGGCTCTGGTATTACTACAACTGATACTAATATGGCTAGTGCCAGAGATATCACAGCGGTTCTTACAGTTAGTTATTGGAATGGAGCTGAGTGGATAAGTGTTGGTTCTATACAAGATGGTACTATAAGTAATAACTCTTCATTTGGTAAATCTGGATTTATAACATGGGGTCCTCTAGGTGAGAATGTGGAATTTAGGAGAGAGGTTAGCAAAGAAGAGCCATTTTATTACTATAAACTAGAATGGAGTGAAAACTTTGCCGATGATGTATTGTGTTATTTTGTTAGTGGAATACCAGTGCAAAAACAGATAGAGAAATACAATTTTGCATTAAATGCCCAGAACAGGACGTGGTTGTTTTCAAATCAATCAGATACAAAGAATACAGCGAGGGTTTCAGCCCTAGGGACTTTGAATGCCTTTAATGGTATAGATTCTAGAACGTTTAGGTTTGGAGATGAGACTGAAGTACTTGCTGCTGTTGAGATATTTACTAAACTAACTACTGGCGGTGAAAGCGATATATTGATTGCTAAAAATAATTCTATGTTTTTATTAACCGGAACCAATCCGGATAGTTGGACTGTTACACAGATTAGTGATGATGTTGGTTGTCCTGCACCATATACATTTAAAGCCAGTCCAATAGGTTTAGAATTTGCACAACTACAAAGTAAACAAGTAGTTGTATGGCAATCTGAAAATGGTATTATGTTATATGATTCTACGGCTATATTTCCAATATCAGATACTATAAGTAATTATTTTGACCAGTCCAAGAGTGAGTCTATTAATTTAGATAAGATAGCTGAGAGTTATGGATTCTGGGATAATTCAAGCGGTGTTTATGAATATCACTGGTTGTTTGCTTCTGGTAATTCTACGACCATAAATAAAGAATTGGTATTTGATTTACGAAGACAGAAATGGTGGGAAGCTGATAGAGAAAGTGCTAATTTATTACAATGTGGTACTAAGGTTGTTGATACTAATGGTGCTCACTATAACTATGCAATGATAGATTCCGGATATATGGAGAGATTAGAGAATGGCACGGCATGGACAGGCGATGGCAGTGCAATTGCTTATGAGTTTGAGTTGGGTGATTTATTATTTGATGGTAATTTAGGGGTGGAAACATTGATTCGGTATATTAGGTTGGTTATGAAAACAAAGTCTTCTACACCCAATTCGGTAACCATTGCTCATTATGGAGATACAAATCAAACGCCTAAAACGATAACTTTATCACCAGCTAAATCAGGATATGACGCAACAATGCCAATACATAGTATTGCAGGTTCTCAATGGGGACGGTCAGTATTTCATAGATTGAAGTTTACTATAAGTACAAACAATGAAACAATAGGATTTGAACCATTGTGGGTTAGTGGATTTTATGAAGAAGAAAGATTGAGGTTGAAAGATTAAAAATGGGAACACCATTGGCGTTAAAAGGATTAGAATATTTAGGCGACCAACGAGAT